TATAGTTACTTCCTTCGTTGTAAATAATCTATAGTTACTTCCTTCGTTGTAAATAATCTATAGTTACTTCCTTCGTTGTAAATAATCTATAGTTACTTCCTTCTTTTACATATTTTCCATAGCTGTTTTTTCTCCATGACATTCGCGACATAATGCTACCAAATTTGTAACCTCATTACCTCCACCATGTTCTAATCTTATCTTATGATCAACTTCAAATGTATGTGATAATTTTTTATTACATTGACCGCATTTCCAATCCTGTATAGAAGCAACATATTTTTTCTTTGTTTCACTAACAGATCTTTTTACAGGTTTTAAAGCTAACATATTTCTTTGTTGTTGAGGAATTAATTGTGGATTATAATTAAAATTAGGATTTAGGCTAGAATTGAATCCTTCCATAAAAGTTCTTTTTGTAGATAAATCAAAAATAGGAGAAATCATATCTAAAGATGATTTATCAATTGGCATATATTTAATCATATTGTTAGTATATAATAATAAATTTTTGCTTTGTAATGGATTTCTTTTAATCATTAAATAAAGACATATAGCTATAAAACCAATAAACACCATTTTATAATATTTTTTATATGATAATAAAATTTTAGTATATTTTCCATCATGATAAGCGTTATATATTAAAAATGCGGTAACTCCAAATATTATTAATTCTAATCTCATATATTATTATAATATAATCTTTATTCTAAATCACTTGATAATTCTTCGTCTAGTTTTATTTTTATTAGAATTATTTTTATTAGATTTATTTTTATTAGTTTTGCCACCTTTTTTATAAAAGTTAAAGGTTTTAGTGTTTAAATTTGATACATTACTATCATTATTATCAATTACTTTATTTAAATTTGTTAGTTCGTCCACTAAAGAATCAACATTTATAGGTTGAATAGGATTTTCATATAAAAAATGTATTATAATATATTTTATTTTATGAATCATTTGTAATTGATATTCATTTAAACTTTCAAATGAATTGTATAATTTTTCAACTACTGATATATAAATCATAGTAAAACCCCAAATATCAATATTTTGTAAAAAAACTGTATTAAAATACTTTAATAATTCAAGTTTACCGTTGTTAGTATATTTATTTAAAATCTTGGATATATATTCTACAATATAATAATAAGTAAAATCGTATTCAATAACATGATTTCTTATTTTTTTATTTTTAATGGCAGTTAATTTGGAAATTGTTAATATTTTAAAAATTTTATTAATTGCGTCTAAATGACCAGGACCTCTAACATTATTCCAAATAAATATATAATTAATAACAAATTCTCTTATTTGAAAGTAATTTGGATTAGGGTTTAAACTAACAAAATTGTGATATCTTTGAATAAATTCTTTATTAAAAAGAATAGATGAAAATGGAACATTGTATTGAAAAGGCCTTCTATATAATTTTCTAGGAAAATCTTTACTAGAATAATGTATTATTGATAATCCCCAATCAATTAAACGAGTATTTAAAGTGTTATTGTTAGTTTGTACTAACACATTAGAATCTTTTATATCACAGTGATATACATTTAATTTATTCATAGGAATAATACCATTTTTTAATAAATCTATTAGTGAATTATTTAGTTTAATAAATTTATTTTTTAAAAACTTATTATCCATTTCAATAAAATCTTCAACATCTATTCCCCCATGAGGCATATTTAATGATAAAATTTTATCTAATGATTTATTGATATTTTTAACAGTAATATTTTTCTTTTTAAGTGCTTTACATTTTTTATTATATTTTTTAAGATCATTTTTTGTTAGTTTATTAGGTCTACATAGTGTAAATTTATCTAATAAGAAAAAATTCTCATAATTTGGTATAGTATTTAATATATTTTTAAACTTTTGTATTAGATTATATTCTTCAATTGCGTTCTTATTAATCATTAATTTACTTATTCTATTATTTCTATTTATTTTAGAGTTATTATTGGCACATTTCAATTCTGGTTTAAAAATACATCCAAAACCACCAGAAGCAATTACTTCTCCTCCTTTTTGATTTGTTGTCATATTATTTATTATTATAATATAACAATATTAAATTTATTTTTTTGTCCTTGTTAGTTTTTTTCCTTTATTTTTTCTTCTTTTTGATAGTTTTCTTTTACCTCCACCCATTAATAATGTAGCAGCTGCCATTGAACCTAATATAGCAGCAGCTTCTGCTCCTAACAATTTTTGCATGAATGGAGTAGATGTATTTCCTGTTGATTCTTGAATTATTGTTTCTGGATTAATAATTTGATTAGAAGGAATATCTAAATCGGTTTGGACAGATGTTAACAATTCGGAAACATTTTGTTGTAATTGAACTAAATTTTGAATATTTGATTCTAAAGCTGATTTCTTATTTTCATTAGTTTCATTATCTTTTAACTTGGTAAGAACATTAATATATGCGGAAATATTAACTAACAAATTAGTATTTAAATTTTGACATAAAGAGACAAGTGTAGATTTATCTACGGTAAGCGTAATTTCTTTTGAACTTTGATTTAAATTAGATTCTTGAGTAGTTTGATCATTTGAATTAGTTTGATTTGTTGAACCAGTTTGATCGTTTAAATCAGTTTGATCGTTTAAATCAGTTTGATCGTTTAAATCAGTTTGATTTGTTAAATCAGTTTGATCATTTGAACCAGTTTGATCATTTGAATTAGTTTGATTTGTTAAATCAGTCTGATCATTTGAATCAGTTTGATCGGTTAAATTTGTTTGATTTGTTAAATCAGTCTGATCATTTGAATCAGTTTGATCATTTGAATCAGTCTGATCATTTGAATTATTTTGATCGTTTAAATCAGTTTGATCTTTAGTTTCATTAGGAATATCTGAAATAACAGGTAGATTAACATGTTCGGGTGCCACAATTTCAGGAGGCTGTGAAATTGTTCTATTATCAATTTTTGGTTCATTGGTATTATTAATATTTTGTTGTATGTTGGACATATAATATAAATTAATATTATTAAATTGTTTATTAAATAATATTAAATTATTATTTATTGTATAAAAAAACTATCAATATGGCAACACTAATAATAACTAAAGTATAAATTAATTTTTCTTTCCATCTATAATAGTTTTTCATTTTTAGCTCTTTTGGTTTATATTCTTCATAATAGTTGAAATAAAAATCATTGAGAGTTATTTTTGGTTTTTCTAGTTTCTCATTAATTTTATTATGAATAAAATGCATCCATTTAATAAATGAATCTTTAGAATCTAAATAAGCTGTCACTGGATATTCATCCAACAAATTACTAAAATTATTTCCGATAGATTCATTTGGAATAAATAAAGGCAAATTTTGAACTAATTCATAATATTTTTTTTTAGTAACGGTATTTGGATGATGAGGATAAGAAATTGCTAATGTATGTAAAAAAAACCAAAAATGTGGTCCCCATATATTTGGTTCTAAACTTAAAGCAGGCATTTAATAAAAAACAACATAAAAACAACTTTATTTAAACATATAGAGGTTTAATGATAAAAAATAATTTATGTAATAATTGCGGTAAACAAGGTCACCAATTTCATCAATGTAAATTACCAATAACAAGCTATGGAATTATATTATTTAGATTTTGTGATAAAAGAATTCAATATTTAATGATACGACGTAAAGATAGTTTTGGATATATAGATTTTATAAGAGGAAAATATGTCCCAAATAATCATGAACAATTGCGGAATATTTTCAATGAAATGTCTATTTTAGAAAGAGAAAAAATATTAACTTCAGATTTTGAAACATTATGGAAAACAATGTGGGGAATAGAAGATTTGTCTAATCAATATAAAGGTGAAGAAATATCAAGTCAAAAAAAATTTGATCTTCTGAAAAATGGATTACAAATGGGAGCAAATAATGATACAGTTTCATTAGAAACATTAATAAATGAATCCGAAACAAATTGGAAAGAAACGGAATGGGAATTTCCTAAAGGACGTCGTAATTATCAAGAAAAAGATTTGGATTGTGCTTTAAGAGAATTTGAAGAGGAAACTGGATTATCAAAAAAAGAGATAAAAATTATTGAAAATGTCATGCCATTTGAAGAAGTATTTATTGGTTCAAATCATAAATCATATAAACATAAATATTTTTTAGCTTATACAGAAAAAATAGAAGATAATTTACAAAATTATCAACAAACAGAGGTCTCTAAGATGGATTGGAAAACATTAGATGAATGTTTAGATTCAATAAGACCTTATAATTTAGAAAAAAAACAATTAATAATAAATATAAATAAAGTATTACAAGAATATAGTTTATATTGATAATATATAAGTAATGAGTTTTGAATTTAAACTTAAGTCAAAAAAAGAAAAAACTAATATGGATCCAAAAAATAGAAATGATGAGTGTGATTTAAATGAAATAAATAACATTTATAATAAAAAATGTGGAAATAATAAAAAGCAATTAGAAATAGAATTAAAAAATAGAATAAGTTTAAAAAAAAATCCAGAAGAAAATAGCTTTTTGTATCCAGTATTAGATGACCCGAATTTTAATATAAAAATTGCTTTAAAAAAAGAATTTAGTGATACAAAATATGATGGTTCAATTTATAGTGTAAAAGAATACGCTACTGTTTTAAGTAATGCTGAATACGAATTATTACCACAACAAGCATTTGTACGAAATTTTTTATCATTTCAAACACCGTATAATAGTTTATTATTGTATCATGGTTTAGGTTCAGGAAAAACTTGTAGTGCTATTGGTGTTTGTGAAGAAATGAGAGATTATTTAAAACAGATGGGAATAAATAAACGTATAATTATAGTAGCAAGTCCAAATGTACAAGATAATTTTAAATTACAGTTATTTGATGAACGTAAGTTAAAAGAGGTAGATGGTATTTGGACTATAAAAGGATGTTTAGGTAACAAATTATTAAAAGAAATAAATCCAACAGGAATGAAAGGGTTAAAAAGAGATAAAGTAATACAACAGGTAAAAAATTTAATAAATGCGTCTTATTCGTTTCAAGGTTATTTACAATTTTCAAATGAAATTGTAAAAAAAGCGGGAAAACAAGATGATAATATAAAAACAAAAATAAGAAACTTACAAAATGAATATTCAGATCGTTTGATAGTAATTGATGAAGTTCATAATATAAGAATTTCAGATGATAATGAAAATAAAAACATAGCAAAAAATTTAATGTATTTAGTCAGTGTTGTTTCAAATATACGTTTATTATTATTATCGGCTACACCTATGTTTAATAGTTATAAAGAAATCATATGGCTTTTAAATTTAATGAGCATGAATGATCGCAGAGGAATAATAACAGTTTCAGATATTTTTGATAAAAATGGTGAATTTAAAAAAGACAAGGATGGTAATGAAGTTGGTAAAGATTTATTAATAAGAAAAGCAATAGGTTATATTTCATATGTAAGAGGTGAAAATCCATATACTTTCCCATTCAGTGTTTTTCCCGATCGTTTTGATCAAGCACATACATTCAATAGTTTAGAGGAATATCCAAAATATCAACTAAATGGTAGAAAAATTCCAAATGATAAAAAAATAACAAAATTAAGTTTATATGTGAATACTATTGGAGAATATCAAGAAATGGGTTATAATTATATTATTGATAGATTAAGAAGCAGAGAACAGATAAAAAAAGTAACTAGAAATGGAAAAGAAAGACGTTTAGCATCATTTTTATCATTAAAATCTTTTGGTTATACTGATTTACAAATTCCAATTGAAGCATTAAATATAATATATCCTTATGATGGTTTAGAAGATTTAGTAAAAAATATAAATCCGTTGGAACATATTCAAGAAGAAGAAGAAGATATAGATGATATTTCACCACAAATTGGTTATCCAGAAAAGGAAATTGTTGAAGAAATAGATGATATAATAAATAGTGGTCCGCAAATGATAAAACAAATAATACCAATTAATTCTGAATTAGAATCAGAACCTGGAGTTACGGAAGGTATAGAGGCTGATGAAAAATTATTTGATAGAGTTGTAGAAACTGATGTTAGAAATTTTAAAAGTTTACATGATAAAACAAAACCTGAAAAAATAAATAAAACAAATTCTATATTTGATACTTTAGATGAAGATTTAGAAGAAGACAATTTAAGTAATGATGTTTTATCTATAAACAAAAAAATAATGACTCCATACAAAGAACCAATTGTTAGTAAAATGAAAACAACTAGTTTCAAAAATTCTTTGATTCCAAAAAATAAAAAAAGTTCTGAAGGGGATCACATCATAGAAGGAATAACAGAATCAGATTTGCCAAATGATAATAAAAAGGGTGGTACAAACGATAGTAATTCAAAAAGTAATAATAATGAAAAATTATATATAGATCCAAAAGAATTAACAGGAACACAAGGATTAAAGAGAATAATGAATTATGTAGATTCAAAAACTCCAGCAATAAAAGGTGATTTTGAGTATAAAGAAGGAGTTACACGTGTTTTTAATACTAATGAAATAGGAAAATATAGTTCAAAAATAAAAAATGTTTGTGATTATATTTATGATAAAAGAAATAATAAAGTTTCAGATGGAATTATATTGGTTTATTCTTCATATATTGATGCTGGAATAATTCCTATGGCATTAGCATTAGAAGAAATGGGATTTACAAGACTTCAAAAACCTTTATTCAAAAAACCACCTTCACCAGTAGTTGACGTTAGAACAATGAAACCATCTGAATCTAAAAAAGATTTTAAACCGGCGCGTTATATTATGATAACAGGAGATCCTCGTATATCTCCAAATAATGATGCCGATGTAAAAGCAATAACCTCAGATGATAATATTAATGGTGAAAAAATAAAGGTAGTTTTAATTTCTCAAGCAGGGTCAGAAGGTTTAGATTTTAAAGCAATACGTCAAGTTCATATATTAGAACCTTGGTATAATATAAATAGAATAGAACAGATTAAAGGAAGAGCAGTGCGAAATTTTTCACACAAAGATTTACCATTTGAAAAAAGAAATGTTCAAATATTTTTATATGGAACAATTTTAAAAAATTCTGAAGAAGAAGCGGCAGATTTATATATTTATCGTATTTCTGAATTAAAAGCAGTAAAAATAGGTAAGGTATCAAGATTATTAAAACAAACAGCAGTAGATTGTATAATAAATCATGAACAAATAGAATTTACATCAGATAATTTTTTGAAAATAGAGGAGAATAGAGATATATTTCAGATTTTATCTGATCATCAGAAATTGGATAATTTTAAAATAGGAGATATGGATAATTCAGCAACATGTGATTTTATGTCATGTGAATTTAAATGTTTACCGGATATAAAATTAGAAGATTCAATATTAAATACAGATACATATAACGAGACTTTTATGTTAATAAATTCAGATAAAATCATTCAAAAAATAAAATCTTTAATGAAAATGCGTTTTTTTTATAAAAAGAAAGATTTATTTCAATTAATAAATATACCAAAAAAATATCCAACATCACAAATATATGCCGCTTTAACACAAATAATAACTGATAATACAGAATATATATTAGATAAATATGATAGGACTGGTTATTTAATAAATATAGGAGACTATTATTTGTTTCAACCTAGTGAGTTAAATTATAAGAACATATCAATATTTGATCGTTCAGTTCCAATTGATTATAAACATAATATGATACATTTTGAGATAAAATCAAATTTAGTAAAACCAGTTATAGATAAAAGAAATATTGAAGAAAATGTTATAGATGAAGAAGAAGATATTAGAGAAAGTAAATTAGATGGAAAGAAAGTATTGGAATTAATGTATGACAATTATAATTTAGCGCTGGAAACAACAAAAGTAAAAAGAGGAAATGATAACTGGTACCAACATAGCGGTATTATAATTAGAAAAATGTCAAAAGAGGATATAGTAAAAGCAGATTCAGAACAAGAAAGGTTAGAAATATTAGAAGATTTTTTAATAGAACATATAGTGGATAGTTTAATGATGAATGAAAAAGTAGATTTATTAAATTATATTTATGGAAATAAAAATATTATAGTTTTTTCAGATAACAAAATAAAAAATGAAAGAATAAAAAGATTTTTTGGTAAAGCAAAAAAATATTTACTTACAAAAATTATAGTCTCAAAAGGAATAACGGGCATAGTAATTTTTAACGGACCTTCTCGTGTTGAAAATTTGAATATATATATATTAGACAATAATAAATGGATAGAAGGAGGACAAGAAGATAAAAGAGACTTAGAAGATGCTATATTAAGAAAATATAAATTAAAATCAAATTTGAATCATTATGTTGGATTTATTGGGTTTGAAACTAACAAAAAATATATGGTATACAAGGTAAAAGATACAGAAAATGAACGCAGTACAGGTTTCCGGTGTGATCAATCAGGAAAAGATAAAATAATAAAATTATTAAATGATATAGAATCGGATGAAAAATATGCCTCTAAGCTTACAAAAGATGGTGCGTTTGAATTATGTGTTAGACAAGAATTTACATTGAGAAGTTTTGAAAGAGAGAAATTAGATAATAAAACATGGTTTTTAGATACTGAAACCGCAATAATAAATGAATTTGAAAAAAAGGAAAAACTAAAGAAATGATTTTTTTAAAATAAAATAAAATTGAAAATAAAATTAATTAAAAGAATAAATATATAAGAAATATATAATGGAGCCTGTTGTAAAAATTCCTAAACAAAAGTATAGACAAAAAGAAATAAAAACTGTTTATAGTCCTTGCCAGATTACAAAAAATATAATTTTACCAATGACGGCAATAGGTAAGAATTTACAACAAACATTAGAAAGTACAATTGCTAAAATGGTAGGTGGAAAGTGTATTGTAGAAGGATATGTAAAACCAGGGTCTATTAAAATAATAACATTTTCAAGTGGAATTGTAAAAGGAGAAAATATATTGTTTGATGTTGTATTCAATTGCGAGGTATGTTATCCAGTTGCTGGTATGAATTTAAATTGTATAGCAAAAAACATAACTAAAGCTGGTATAAGGGCTGAAAGTGAAGATGAACAACCAAGTCCTTTTATTCTATTTATTGCTAGAGACCACTATTATGCGAGCGACTATTTTAATTCAGTTGAAGAAAATGAAAAATTTGTAGCAAGAGTAATAGCACAAAGATTTGAATTGAATGATAAATATGTTTCTATAATTGCTGAATTGGTGCCACCTGTATATGGAAAGAAGGATATAAAACCAAGACTTGTATTAGAATAAAAAATTATTTATTTTTTTGTCCTCGTTCTAAATTATTAATATTCGTATATTTAGGTTCAAAATAGTTAATAACTTTATCAACTATTAGTTGGGTATCGGAATTGCCACATGTGAATACATCTAAAGCAATATAATTATATTCTGGCCATGTATGAATACTTAAATGTGATTCTGATAATAAATAAATAGCAGTAAAAGCACCCTTATTATCAAAATTATGCCATGAAATATTTAATAGTGAAATATTAGCTTGATCAAAACATTCTTTTATAAAAGAGTTCCATTTTTCAATAGATTCATCATTTTTATTAATATTAATAAATTTATCAGAATTTATATCAAACATATCAACGATAATATGTTTTCCAATCATTATAATAAATATTACAAATAATTAATAAAAAAATCCTTTACGAATCTTTTTAATAAACGTTTTATAATAATAAAAAATTTGTAAACTATTTAAAGCAAAAATAATATATATTTATAAATGGAAGTAGAAATTGAAGAATATGATTATGCCAAGTTAAATAATATTAGAGAACAAATAGAAAATATGTCAAAATTTAATCAAATAGAGATTCTTAGGGTATTAACAAATTATAAAGATGTAATTATAAATGAGAATAAATATGGAATTCATATAAATTTAAGTGAATTACCTTCAAAAATAATTAATGATTTATTAATGTATATAAAATACGTAAATAATCAAGAATTATATTTGAATAATGCTGAGAAAGAAAAAGAGAAATATAAAAATACATTTTTTTTAAAAGATAATAAAGATATCACTACATAATACGTAAATATGCTAACAGAATTAAATAATATTATTATAAAGAATGAATTAGTTATTGAGGAAATACAAGATTATATGTTTACTTCAAAGAATTTAACAAGATATACTAAACATATGATCAATAAAACAACTCCATTAAATCAATCTTTTTTAAAAGAAAATAAATATAATAAAAAAGAACTTAAAGAAAATTATGAAAAGGATAAAAAAAAAATATCAGAAAAAAATTATAAACCGAAACAAAAAGACTCCTTATTTTGGTGTTTGTATATTTTAAAACACGGTTATTCAAATTATGAAATAGAGATAAACAACCAATATTTTGTTATAGAAAAAAAGGAAAAATTCAAATACATTGAGATGTTAAGAAATAATAAAAATATAATTAAATTACACAAAATTAAACCATTTACTGAATTAGAAGATGATTTAGCAAATAAAGATAAAATATCTGTAAAGACATTTTTTGCTCTTTGTATTCTTGAAAAAATTAATGTATTATTAGTTGACAAAAGAAAAATATATGAAATAACATGTATAGATATTGACAATAATCATCCAGTTAATATTATTCATAGAAATAGTAATACTTTGGAACATTATATAGAATTAAATGTTACAAATGATGTTATTAATAATTATAGAAATACATATTATAAAATGAGTAGTTTTGATTCATATTTAAAAGCGATGAGTTCCTATAAATTAGAAGAATTAATTGATTTATGTAAAAAATTAGATATAAATATTGGAGTAAATAATAATGAAAAGAAAAAGACAAAAAAAGATATTTATCAGCTTTTAGTGTTAAATTATTAAAAAAATTGAATAATAATTATAACGATGTAAAAAAAATATGTATAGGTATATATATAGAAAATGATTAATCAAGGAAAGAACAATTATGTTAAAAAAGCTAATAGAAATGAAATAAATCCAAAAGAACAACTAAATGTTATTTCTCAATTTTTATTAAATAATCCAAATAGCAAATATAATCAATATGAAATGGAAGCTAAATTCGGAACACGTGGAATTAAACAAATTACAAAATTAGATTATGATAATGTTGTAAAAAAACTTAAATCATTAGGATTTTATAGTACAAATGAAGTCGGTATTTATAGTTTAAAAATACAACCAGAATTTCTAGATGTTAAAACAGGTGAATTTAAAACTTCGGGTGATTTTGATAGATTTCGTATTGAAATTGAAGGTTTAAACAATATACAAGAATATTGTAAAACAAATAATTTAAAAATTATAAATGATAAGTCTCCATATAATGTAAAAATATTGAGAAAAATGGATGTAAAAAAAGATAATGATAATTTTATTCAAAGTGCTAATTTTGATGATTTTAATTTTCGTGTAACATTAAAAAATGAAGAAACTATAAGTAAAACTGGAAAAATTGGTCTAGAAATATTTGAAAACTGGAACAAATCAAAAAAAGTGTTTAGATATATTAATCGTGTTTCATTTATACATAAAGACTTTTCATCTTTTCAAATTGATTTAAGTATTGTTAGAAGTTCTACTAAAAATTCCGAAGAAAGAGGTAGAATGATACAAACATATAATATTGATGAATCTAATGTATTTGAAAATCCAGAAGTTTATGAAATAGAAGTAGAAGTATTAGATAATGCTAAAAATGTCTTTAAAGAACCAAGAGATTTATCAGATAAATTACAAAAAGTAATAAAAAATGTATTATGTGGTTTACAAAGGACAAATTATCCTATTTCATATCCTGAGCAAAAACAAGTAATACAAGATTATTTAAAATTGTTATTTGAACAAGATTATTTAAAAAAAGGAGAAAAATATATACCCAAAGACAGGATATATCCTAGTGATTTTATAGGTCCAGGTTTAAAAACGTTAGAACTTCAAAATGTTGCTCCTATTAGTAAAGAAGTTATTGTTCCAAATATAACTGATCCATATTCATATTGTGTTACTGAAAAAGCTGATGGAGAAAGACATTTGCTTTATGTTAATAATCAAGGTAAAATATATTTATTAAATATGAATATGAATATTATATTTACAGGCGCAAAAACAGAAGAAGAAAAATGTTTTAATTCATTATTGGATGGTGAGTTAATTTTACATAATAAAGCACAACAATTTATAAATACATTTGCGATATTTGATATTTATTATTTAAATAATAATGATATTAGAGCTAGACCATTTGTAAAAACAATTCTAAAAGATGAAAAATATTTTAAGGAAGGCTCTCGTCTTCCATTAATGAAAGAATTTATAAATAAATTAAATCCTATTAGTATTACTTATAAAAAACCAGAAAATAAAAATATTGTATCCAATATTATAGATAGCTCTATATCTAACAAAAGTCCAATAAAAATTATCGCAAAAAAATTTTATCCATCATTTGATGAAGTTGTTGAATCAAAACAGCAAGATAAATATAATATTTTTGAAGCTAATAATTATTTATTGAGAAGAATAGCAGATAATTTATTTGACTATGAAATTGATGGATTAATATTTACTCCTACTCTTTTAGGTGTTGGTGGTAATAAATTTTTAGAAGCTGGTCCTAAGAAAAAAATAACATGGCAACATTGTTTTAAATGGAAGCCATCTGAAGCAACTGCTACATTTCCAAAAAGTTATAATACTATAGATTTTCTAGTAATAACGAAAAAAGGCCCAGATGGGTCAGATATAGTTACTCCTATATTTGAAAATGGTATAAATGTCTATGAATCTACTCAATACAACCAATATAAAACATTAATTTTAACTGTTGGGTTTGACCAATCAAGACATGGATATATAAACCCTTGTCAAGATGTTCTAGATGATAAATTTATTCCATATGGTGAAAAAAATGTTGATGAATCTGAAGAAGGATATAAACCAAAACAATTCTTTCCTGCGGATCCCTATGATCCGCTTGCTGGATTATGTAATATAATGTTAGAAATGGATTCCAATGGTTCTTATCAAATGTTTACAGAAGAGAGACAAGTATTTGAAGATTATACAGTAGTAGAATTTAGGTATGATATATTGAAAACAGGATTATGGAAGTGGATACCAATGAGAGTTAGATATGATAAAACTGCGGATTTTAGAGCAAGACAAGGTGTTGGAGCAAATGATTATAATACAGCCAATAATAACTGGCATTCAATACATAATCCAGTAACAGAAAAAATGATAGCAACTGGAGAAGATATTCCAGGAATTGAAGT